GGCTTGATTGTATGCTAACAGCTTTTCATGTTTTGGACTATAATAGGAATTCTCTTATAGATTTGGTAAAAGGAGATAAGTCAATCGCATTTGCTAGCGTGAACACAAAGATCATAGCAGCATCAAGAACCGACGACTTAGACTTCTTAGTGATGCAAGTTCCACCCTCTGTGTTTTCAATACTAGGGATGAAAATTGCCAAAATCGCGCAGCGTGCACAACCTCGCGAGCCAATCGCTATTTACCAATTCTACGAAGGCAAACCGTGTGTTTCCAGCGCCTCCATTCAAATGAGTCCGGTTAAACCCTGGCACATAAATTATGCAGCGAGCACCATGAGCGGAAGCTCTGGAGCCCCTATTTTGGACACAAAGAACAACATTATAGGTGTGCACCTTGAACACGATAGTGACCAGAAAATAAACGTGGGAGTAATTCCGCCATTATTTAGGTCTGTGAAGAAAGAGTCACCAACTAATGAGGACATAGCTGCTAATCAGCCTGATTTTTATCCATCGGAAGAAGATCGAGCTGCTGCTAGAGCAAAAGCTGAAGAAGAGGAATGGGCGGGTTATGATGAGAAGTATGAGAAGGAAAAGATTGAAGAAGATGAGTACATGGAAATCTTGTACGCCAGCAAGTTGAGTGAGTTCAATGATCGAAAACAACGATCTTGGGCTGATGAAATGGACGAAGTAGACGAACAGTATGCTTTGGACAGTATTGGTGGAAGGTACAGAACTCCGGCTGCAGAACGTTTGGAAAGAAAAGACAAGCACGAGAGGTTTGTCCGTTATCGAGCAAACGTTTACGCTGGCACAGGCGAAGGTGGACACGTAGGTAGTTTGATTAAGAATGATCGCTATCGAAAAGAAAGCCCTTGGACTTGTAGTAAGTGTTTTTGCATCCACGAAACTAGAGCATATACGTGTTCGAATTGTGGTTTTGCTTTGCAACCGGTTACCAAGAAATCTGTGGAGAAGTTGAAACAGAGCATCGCAGCTGCGGCTGAAGTTGTTCCCGAATATTTTCCAGATCTCATAGCTGAGAAGATAATGGGATATCTTAAGAAAGAGGAAGTGATGAACGAACTTGTTCTAGGTATCCGTAAGATGTTTGATGAAGGAAGTTTTGGAAGTGCGAAACTGAGTAAGCGAATAGCTGAAGATGGAACACTCCTAACGCGTGAGTACCGTCACCCAGTCGATGGCAGAGTCCCGCAAGGGGCCGAGCAGGTCAATAAGGTGGAGAAAATATATCCAGTACTCCCAATGACTAGTGCCGCGGCAGAAGCCTACCGGCCAGGCCGCCTGGATGCCGACCTTTTTGCGTCGAGTTATTCCGCAAAGTCGAGCCACCCTCCTGTCTACGTTGCACCAACGCCAACGCCTGGAATTTTCCAGAGCGCATTAATCGAGCGAGTGCCGGGGACAAATAAGGTGGAAGTTCTGAGACCAGCTGCAAAGATTGCTGATCTTAGAATAATCCCAGGACCTGAAGATAGTCGCGAAAACACGCAAGGACCATCTAAAAAGAAGAAACGCAATCGCCCTAAAAGAAACCAAAAGGAGACAATCCCTGCGGTTCCTTTAAACTCCATTGCCCCAGAGAGATCTGGGGGGATTATTACGAGTGGTGCGAACCAACTCCCTTCTCCAACCAATCTGAAGTCATCGGCGTTAGCCGCATTACCTTCCCAGGATGTGGTCGTAAAGAGGAAAGCGAGGCGTGGAAGACGCTCAAAAGCCGTGAAGAACGCTTTAACAAGTACGGTTGGCCAAGTAGGTCAGCCGCTGCTGAGCAAACCAGCTTCAAACTCCAATGCGACAAACACATTACCTCCTATATCATTCCCACTCCCTCCGCAATAGAAGCGTCCAACGAGCGACTATTGCCTCAATACTTGAAACATCTGTTACCAGAACATCTAGTCAAATACGACCGAGAAATTTGGAGCAAAACCATCGATTGGATGAAACCTTTTCTGAAGGCTGAAGCTAGTCCTGGAGTTCCCTGTGCAAAGATAGCAAATCGAAATGATTTGTTTTTAACATCCATGGGTGAACGCTTCAATGACATCGTGCTCGATAGAGTGGAGAGTATATTGAGTCTGAGCTTAGACCAGATTCGATGTATGGAGCGAAGAGTCAGAATCGACTCAAATTTAGTAGACCCAGTTAGAGTGTTTGTTAAGAACGAACCCCATAAGGTGGAGAAGCTTGAAGAAGGTAGAGTAAGATTAATTATGTCTGTATCACTGACGGACAAGATGATCGAAATGCTCCTTTCTCGCTTCGTTTGTAAGAACGAAATAGCTAACTGGACTCGCATTCCTTCTAAACCAGGCATTGGCTTTACAGCTGATTGTAACACGCAAGTGTTCGAAGACGTTGCGTCGTGGCCAGGACAAATGGCCTACGCAGACGTCTCTGGTTGGGACTGGGGTGTGAAAGCTTGGCAAATCGAAGATGAAGCTGAGACCTTGATTAGGATGATAGAAAATCCGAGCAGGTGTTTCGCTCATTTGATACGAGCCAAGGCGTTGCTGGAGAGTGAGTCGGTTTACCAGTTCTCTGATGGACTTTTAGTCCAACCAACTTTCAAAGGTATTGTCAACTCAGGCAAATACCGTACTTCTAGAGGAAACTCTTTCATGCGAGTTCGAGTAGCGGACCTTATAGGTTCACGAAAAGTTCTTGCGGCTGGAGATGACTCTGTGGAAGCCTTCGTGGAAAACGCGAAAGAGGCCTACGCCTCTTTAGGTATCCGCCTTAAGGAGTATGAGAAAGTTGAAGGAAGCTTTGAGTTCTGTAGTCATCTTTACAAAGAAGGCGAGAATGGGCCTATGGCCTACTCGCTTAATGCGGAGAAGATGGTTATGAACCTGCTTCATACAGAGCCTGCTAATTTCATCGAGTACAAGATGTACATGGTGGGATTTCAAGCAGAACTGGAGACTCACCCTGACTACGAGCATCTACTAACGTTGCTAGAGTCGGTGGGATTTTCCGAGGTGGAGGGGCCTCATTATATCTGAACAAGGTATAATTTAGTCACGATGCCAAATCCATCTAATAATAAGGCTGTAGCGACTCAGCCCAAGAAAAAGTCGCGCAGACGTAAGCGAAAGCAAAACACCGGAGCCGGTGG